TATTAAAGAGCATATAAGGGTTTCCAGCCTCAAACGCTTTGGCCTCAATATCCGTAACATAAAGGGTATCCAGGATCATGTTAGCGTAAAAAGTTGGCATTTTAGTTAAGTCAATATCCAGCGAAGTTGGGACATTAAAAGCTCCATCATAGGTTACATACTGTGAGTGGCTCACGGATGCTCCCGCTACTGGCTGACTGATAAAAGGAAAACTCATTGCCTTCACTTCTGCACTGGACAGAAGCTTCCTCATAAGAGGAGAAAGTTTGCCTAAATTTTGAGCAACCACATAATTTGGGATTGCTCTGCTCAGGGCATTTAGCATATCCTGAGCCCCCGTCTCTACTGACGGAGGATAAATTCCATAAGGGGTTGCATAGTTAAAAGACGGCGCTGTCATTTGTTTTTACCTCCTTGAATTGTTATTTTCCGCCTCGCATGGCGTTAAAAAAAGCTTTTTCCAATGCGCCCGATGGATTCTTAATATAGTCATCGGATGTTGCGCTTTCCTTAAAGGTTTTCGGCCTTCCCAAGAGAGGCTCCGCCACCAGAGATCGGCGATAGTTTTGAGCTGCAATTTCCCATCCCGAAACCGTAGTAGGCATTAAGCCTGTCTTTGAAACAAAATTTTGAAACTTTTTCACCTCCTCCCCGCTGATTCCATATTGATTTAAAACCGATTCAAGCTGTTTGGTGTAAGAATCTTTAATTTCCTTTTCTTTTTCGGCTTTAAGGCCAGATAACTCTTTCTCAACTCTCGAAATTTCTGACTTCATATACTTCTCGTGAGGCGGGTCTTCTAATTCGAGATTAGCAACTTTTTTCATAATTGCTTTTAGCGACCCCCTTAGTTCAGGATCAGCATAAGCTTTTTTTATAGCTTCGTCATATTCTTGTTTTGCCTTACTGACCCCATCATACTCCTGCTTTAACTTGTCATACTCTTTCTGAAGTCCCTCTAAATCAAGTTCCATAAGCAATTACCCCCTTTTCTTTTTAGGAGAGTGTTTCTTGGATAAAACTCCAGCAACACTCTTGTTGAAGCCAATTTTGGGGTCTTGATCAAGATCAACTAAAAATTTCTTATCTCGCTCAAGATCAACATTAATCTGTTCTCTCGCTTTACCCGTCTTAATCATCTTCTCTCACCTCCCTTTTTTAGTATTCCTCTGGGGGCTTAATGAGACTTTTTAATGCCTCAATGTCCTCAAGAGTAATATCCTCCTTCCCAAATGATCAAAATAGCATCGGGGCATACTTCATAAGTTGTGGAAACCAATCCTTTACAAATTGGATAGCCGCTTGACTGCCCGCTCTAACTTTGGCCCCGAGACTAAATCCCAAATCAAAATCTTCATCTTTCCAATATCCTAATTTTTTACAAATGACATCAAGATCGTTAAGAGCCAGAACCGTAGCAGGAGAATTAATCACTGCTCTCAGTTCGTCTGAATTCTTGATGGGAAAGGCAATTGGATTAGTAAGACCGAGACCAGCAATGAAACCACTATTAAAACTCCATGTCACCATTCCATCCTTTGCTAACTGTTTATTTGCTTCATAATTCGCCAAATCAAACTTGGTGATTTGGGGATTGACAGAAGCGCAAGAAAATAAGCCTGCTAATAATACAATGGACAACAATCCAATTAGAATTTTTCGTCTCATTTTGTACCTCCATTCGGGAGGGGACTACTCTTGAGATACATGGCTACTGCCACAATCGCCGAAACAAGAGCTACCCACCCAACTTTTGAAGCATTTTGAGATAGATTAAAATTAACTGGATCAACAATCATTACGGTGATAGAGTTTGCCGCCGCCCCAATAGCTGCACTAATCAAACCTTTTAACCATTTTGTCCAATCCATATTATTTCACCTCCTTATGTCAATCGAAGAAATGTATGCCGACCTATTCTTGCAGTCACCTTGCTCTCATCAAACCAACTTGGAAGAGTCCCTCCTCTCATTTTCCTTGTAACCTCCTCATTAAGATAATGGGTGGCCCCCTTTGAGGGATCAGGAATTAACTTAAAATAGGCCGCTACCGAAGCCTTATAGCACTCCATGAGAGCGCTATTGGAAATGATGTCCAGATTCATCCTTGTAGGAGAATCCGTATTCCAAGAACTGAATTGGTAACTTCTAAAAATCGTATCAGTTACTGACCCTCCACGGTTTAAAATGGCATAAGCAACAGCTAATTGTCCCTCAAAAGGCTCTCCTGAAGCCTCTTGAACAACCGTCCATACAAGGAAAAATATTTCATCACGAAAATCCATCACCTTCTTGTGCTCCTTTTAGACCTTCTTTTTGTTCTTTTCTTTTTTCTTGCAAAATCCCTAAGCTGTTTTTCAGACATTGAATCTGCCATCCTTGCAGCTTCAGGGGAATATGACCTTGGAGTTTGTCCTCGCTTAATACTAAGCGCCACTCCAGCAGCACGTCTTTGCGCTTCTGAGGTTGCAGGCATATTATCTCCTTATTGCATTCTCAATATGCTCAAGCCTTTCGTTAAGCATCCTGAAATTTGCTCTTGTTTCTTGGACGAAAAGCTCAAAGGTTTCCCCGCTTACTTTTCTATTTCCCTTAATCCCATTGAGTAAAAGATTCCCCCCAACAATACCCACAGCGGTAGCGGCAATTACACCCAATATTTGATAATCCATGGCTTTTCCCTTGTCTTAAGTTCGGGATACCGTTTCAGCTACAATGGAAGCTGAAGCTCCGCTTGCAGATGCAATAGTAGAAGCCACTCCCGTGTTAGCCGCTCCTGCCGTTACTCCACCATGGACATGTGCGCTCAAAGCGGTCTTAAGCTCATTCGCCAAAGTAACCACCGCATTATACTTTGTAATTAAAGTATTTACATCCGCTTGGAGCTGATTATACTGCGCTCTAATTGTTTCAAGTAAATTTGAAGGACAATCCCCTTTAACACTTGGCATCTTATTCTACCTCCCTTAAATTTAAATTGATGGACTTGGCGGCGCTCCTACGGCTCCCCCAGGGGCTGGCGGCACAGCAGGCCCAGGCATTGGAGCAGGCCCGGGAACGCCCATAGGCGGCTTCCCCATTCCAGAAAGAAGCGATGTAATATTAGCCTCTGCTTCCTTCACTCTTTCAGGGGGAACTATTTTCTTAAGCGAGCTAATAGCCTTAATAATACTGTCTCCTTTTTCAGAAGCGCTTCCATACATAGGGAAGGCTTGAGTCAAAAGCATTAAGGCCCCCACTATCATGGTATCAGCCAGTGCCTCAACTCCACCTAACTCAGTTGGTTTACCCATTTCAGCCATGGGTGGTTGTGCCATATGATCTGCTATTCCGCCTGCTGGGGGCGGAGGCAAGTTTACGCCTAATTGATCTAAAATGCTTCTTTCTGGCATATTAGCCTCCTTTTAAAATTATGTAGTCGATAAAACAATCCATCGGCTCACGCCATCAGACATAAGCAATCTAAAATAGAACCGTGTGCCTAAACTTACAGTAGTCGCTGAAGCATCTCCAATGGTATCGCTGCCAGAACGAGTTATAACAGTAGCGCCAGCTCCAGCATCAACTTTCTGAATGTAAATTACTTTACTCTTAACTTGAGATGCCAATGGCAATGTTACTGCCGCATCTGACCCGCCTGCAGTATGCAGGATACAATTATCATCAAGACCCATTGTATAGGCTCCTGATACAGACTTAGGTGAAAAAATAGGAAATCTTCCGAATTCAGCCATGTTTTTTCTCCTTTCTTTTAATTTTCCCTTAATGGGAAGTTAGTAGGTCAAGGGCAAAAGAGGGACTAACTAATCCCATTTGTCAAATTCTTTTAGCCCGTCTTTTTCGTCTAACTACTCTCTTTTTCCTAGCCATTATTATTCCTCCTTTGGTATTAGTTAGCGACCTCTTGCCCTTGATCTATACCATTTCACATAAACCCTTGTGTGCCTTTTAGGTTTTTTCCGTGCTTTTTTTGGTCTCATTTTGCAACCCTGTCATGAGCTTAACTTCTAAATATTTCTTAATAACATCTTTTTTAGGCAATGGCAAGACATCCACAAGAACCTCTGCTGGTATAATCCCAGCTTCCGCTAATTGCAATAACATATCTTGATAGAAAGTTGCAACAATAGGAGAGGAAGTATGAGCAAAAACATCAATTCTAAATGGGGTTCCCGAAATTAAAAAATACTTTTCAAGCATTTTGGTTTTGATATTAGCGAACATAGTCATCATGGTCTCTATAAAATATTCAACCCTCAATGCCTTTTTCTTTAAAGGAGCTGAAGCGAATTGAGCAAGAATAGAAGCATAAGAGCCTGATCTGACATTTGGAATGGGTTTGCCTCCTAATATTCCTGCTATCCCGCTCATTTCTTTAAAAGAGTTCTCCCAGTATTCCAGAGATTTATATAAAACTTCAGGAGTAAGCTTGGGTATATAAAAATCCATTTTTGCAGTTGGATCAATAATCTCAATGACTTCTCCTGGTTTCTTTAGTTTTTTTCTAATTTCTTGAGCTTCTATCGATCCGGTCAGTCCGCTTACGATCATCGGTGGCTCATTAAGCATTTCTTCATTATGATCAATTTTTTCTATTTGGCCTTTAAGTTTATCTTGTAGAGGATATAAGAAATGGATTTCAGATAAACCAAAAAAATAATTTTCAAGCGGATTAGGCATAAACCCAATGATGGGCTGTTCTTTAGGAATAAATGGATTTTTAGATTTGATCACTTTGTTTCCTATAAATTGCGCCATTAAAAAATCTTCCAATTTGTCATCCCAAAGCCACATCTCATAAAGTTCCATATATTTACCTATAGACTTAGGGGTAGGGGGAAGATTTCTATCAAGCGTCCACATTTCTTCTTGTGTTGGAACCTGGCCTTTGGTTTGAGAATAAACGAGAGAAAGAAATTTTGATTCTGGCCTAACTGGAGCGGATACTTCTCTCATTTCTAATAAAATGTCATCTCCATATCTTTGGGTTGCAATATGCTTTGGAATCCTTGTAACATGGAAAATAACTTGATTTTTGTCTATCTCCTGATAATCCTCATAAAGAACGCAAATATCGTAAGGAGAAACTTTTTTAATTTTGATTCCATTTGAATTAATAAAAAATTTACAAAAATAAGAGCCATAAACAAGCGACCAGAAAAATATATCATAAAGCTGAATATCCAGGGCTTCCGATATAAAGTCTTCGTAAATCTCAAATTTTAACTTATCAAATTTTTCATTCATTTCTTTTGTTATTTTATCTTTATCAATCTGAATGACAGGATCGAAGATAATATTATCTGGAAAATAGATCAAAGAAGTAATGTCTTCAAGATGTTTAAAAAGAGGGTTTTTTAAATCATTTCTTAAAACCTTCTCGCCATAGGTGTCATAAATTTTACGTCTTTCTTCAAGGCCAGAAAGACAGTCGTTCTTTAACGAAATAAGCTCTTCATCGCTAAAAGAAATTTTAAGATTTGTTTTTTCTTCCTGTTTTTTAGGCATTTATTTCGCGATCCTATTAATCAATATCTTCAGTGGCAAAAATATTCGCTCCTAAGTTGAAATTCTTTACATGAACAGGGGAACCGCCACCAAGTGTATAATAATATAACTGACATAAGTCCCCCGCTACAAAAGCTAAGTTCTCAGAATAAACAACCCAAGTCGTGCTAAGGGTACTCCGCTCCGTGCCATAAGCAATTCCATTTTTATAAATTCGTCCATAAGCGTAATAGGTCCCAGTCTCAGAGCTAAGGGAAAAATATACTCTATAATTACCCGTCTTTTTTATAGTAAACTCTTTGACCTTAATATAGGTAGTGGAAATAGTGCTTCTTTCTGTAGGAAGAGAAGCAGCAATAACAATTGAAGGGTAAAGAGTGTCTCCATTTAAAGTTATATCAACTTCGTTATCAGTTGCATCATCCGCAATCGTTAGTGTAAAATCTGATCCTTCGATGAAGTTTAATCTGGGGCGTGTTCCAACATTCGCTCCAGTGTTTTTTCTTACCGTTACATTTCCATTAACGGTGACATCAATTTCGTTATCGACTGCATCGTCTGCAATCGTTAAGCCAATATTAGAGCCTTCGATAAAATTAACCCTGGGCCTTTGTCCAATATTCGCTCCAGTATTTTTTCTAACGATAAGACCTGCATAACTATTAACCCATCCATTCCCATCCCAAATTTTAAAATTATTTGGACTAACAGAAGTGTCTAACCAGAAGCAATATTTCGTTGTATCTGTTGGCGCGGTTATTCCGATCCAGGTTCTTGCCAAAACATAACTAAAGTTGTCATCCAACGCCGAGGCAGGGATAACATAATTTCCTTGAGCATCCTTTTGATAAAGAGTTAAATTTAATGTCGCAAATGTGTATGGTAATCCCATATTTATATCTCCCTTATATTTCCGTCTTGATCAATTGCTCTTAAACGACTAACTTTTTTAAGCATATCTTGGGAACTTCGAGAGATTTCTTTAAAATCCTTAACCATATTCATCGTTTTTTCAATATTGGCGAATTCCTCTGGACTTCGGACTTCAAAGCTTCTCACTCCATGGTAGCCCCCCTGTTTAAGTCTTTCCTCTATTTCTTTCTTTTGTTTTCTTGACTCTGTAATAATATCATCATAATGTTTTTTCACTGCGCCTATCCTTTCCCCCACTTCATCAATAAACTTTTGGTTGATCTGTCTTTTTCTATAATCTTTAATGATCGCTACCATAAGCTTTTTCCATTTCTATTATGTCCCTATAATCGCAGTCAAATACTTCTATATCTCCCCCGCAATCTTCTTCATCAAAGTTCTTACAACCTCCACAAAACTTATTTTTCATCTTTTTCCAATTTAAATAATTCCCAAGTTCTCTCGTCCAACTTCCACTCTTCGGGATTACATTCAAGCCTTTCAAATTCTTCTTTAAGAACTCTATCTCTTTCTGCCATTATCTGATTCGCTTGCATTTGAAGAATTTGGAGAGATAAATTAGCATTTTGAAGTTTCA